CCCTATTGGCACCCACCTCTGAACGATTCTAAGTTTGAATCGAACGGATGATTGTTGAAGATGTCCTACAGGTCGCCCTATTAAGGGGACATGGAAGAATTTCAACAATGCTGGATAACCGTCCAGTATGTCTTTCCTTTTTACCGGAACGACTACTGGGGCTTTCACAAGCCACTTATGAAGCTTACTACACCAACGTGTGGCATAGCTTGCATCAAGACGACTAATCCAGCCGAGTGATGAAGAGTATCGAGATACAAGAGGAAGAGATTTTCCTAATCTCTCTTCAACTTCATTCTTGATACACTCGCTAGCTTCGTAATAACCGCCCAACCAAAACTGGTTGGACAATGATACGAGGCCAGCAATGTCACTCGGATCTGTAGAGGTGATATCTGGGCGAGGTTTAACATATATAGGAGTTATATCAACTCCCATAAATGCGTCAACTCCGCAAGATTCCTTGAAGTTTCCAACAAGGAAGCTTTTACGCTCATTCACTTTCAAACCGAATGAGTGTAACCAGTTAACCACTGACGATGCATATTCGCTTTTTATGATGATATCATCACCATAAACGCGTATATGCCTAGCAACGCGCTTAGCATTTCTTTTATTTATCCGTAAGGATAAATGATCCAGAATACCTGCCATGCAAATTAATGCAAAGCAGATACTTTGGACAGGAAATGTCAAAGCGTTTCCCATACCTGCAAACTTGCCTAATGCGTATTGTGAATTATCACAATCAACATTAGGTGATCTACAATCGACCATTCTCTGATAAAATTCAGGGAATGAGCAAAACACCGATTCAACGAGTTTAAGACTCATTAAATCGGATGCAGAGCTCAGGTCAATAGTAGACCAATTGCACTTAAGGGATCCTTCCAATGCAAGTTCTTGATTCTTGCTTTGGTCGGATAGCGCGAGACACTGTCTAAGAATATCGCAAGAGAGAATCGAATCTCTCAAAACGGTATTCAGTCCTTGTTGAATAAATTGATTCAACACAGGTTCAACAGTTATAGTTCTGTTCGAAGTAGAATTCTTCGGAACAGAAATTAGTCTCGCACTGTTGCTAGAGACACTGTAATCGAAGGTTTGCTGAACTTGCGGCATGATAGGAATGCCATTTGATGACTCCGATAAAGAGTTATCAAACGATAAGGCAAAACTATCATAACCGTAGTCTTCAGTTCTGAATCCATCTGTGAAGATTGAATCAGAAACGGCCGACCACTTCTGGTTAGCCTTTAGACCTTCTTTTACAGCACCTGGCCCATGTTTGCATTCTATAACGTCAAAGTCGTTAAGACGCAACTTTGGCATCATATAGCGTGCAAGCAATCTCAATTGACGATCATACTCCTGGGGAAATACAACCTCAGAAGCAATAACGTCGTTTGAGAAAAATCCTTCTACAGCTTTGGAATGCAATTTATCGTTGCTTTCCTCACTGAGATGGATTTTCTTAAAGAGAAAGAGGATCTGATACAAACTTTTCAGTTTGCTAAGATCAACATTCTCTCTAAGCTGGCCAGTTATAGGTTCAAACACCTCTGAGGACAAACCCGAAAAAAGCAACGGGAGAGTCCCCCCCTTGATCTTCTTTAGACCAAGAGGGCAGCAGAACCAACCCGAAGATAAGCCTTGTTGAAGGGCTAATCCAAAAGTTGGTAAGGCTACGGATAGGAAACCGTAGCCCTCATGTTTGTACCTTTTCTCGAGTGTGATGATATCATACTCGAGGCCTTTCACGTCAGGGTCTAACCTCTTGAAGTCATTCAAGAGGCTTCGAAGGAGCACGATTGGACTTTTCATGGTCACCTCCTTGAGGTTGATCATTCCAAGTCTAACGTGTGATCCTCCCGTCGCAATTGGCGGGTATCGACAAGAGTTCAGACAAGGTCGTTTGAAAGGCCAGGTCTGAATACTTCTTGATGACCAACTCATCATGGATGAGAAGGACACCAAGGAAGAAAGCCGCAGTACAGAATGATGCCGAGAAGGCCAACAGAGACCAAAAGATTTGGTACTGTTTGCTATTCATGACATCAACTCTGCCACTGAAGCAACTTCGTCGTAGTCACCTCCGGGTCCGCAATCGTGTCGAGCAACGCTTTGATGAGGTTAACACCCTCAGTCGAAGTGAAGCCAACAGGAAGGCTGGTACTCAGAGATACAGACGCTTCTTTGCGTCTGACCACCGCAGTATAGGGATCGGTCACGTCTTTACCCAGCAGAAGCTGGATATAATGACGTTCGCCATCCTTCAACTTGGTGTGATTGATCTTCAGGGTATAACCCCCGTTGTTCAAATCACGCCTTTCAGCTCCAAAACTGTCTTGATTGACAATTGCCAATACAAGCTCAGGATTTGGCGCTGAAGCGGCAATAGTGACTGGATCAGCAAGCATAGACGACTCCTGTTAAATGTATGGGGTCTAGTAAAAGGATTCTTACTAGACTAAAACTTGAGTCTACCCGAAAGGATAGATCCAAGTATAGACAGCTGATATGAGGATAAAGTACTCATATCACCTGTTGTCTTCACATTTAGCAATCCTGATACGTCCTTTCTCAAATGAGAATGGAACATCAAACGTGATGTATGGGAGTAAACGGGGTATGAAAACACCGTTCCTCCATTCGTCGTATCAGCATTCTGAACTTTAGTCGACAAAGTAGTACTGAGCTCCCCTTTTGAAATACAAGAGAGGAGACCCCAGTTGATGAGTTCACGATCTTCGTTGATACTTTGAATAACTTCAAGGTATTTTCCGAATCCTGTGAACCAATCAATCATCCATGTCCAAGGGACCAAATTATAGAGGTCGATTGGACTGGGTACTACTCCTAACTGCCGGTAAAACTCTTTTGACCGGAAGTAAGGTGTGTCTACATCAGGGAACTCAAAAGTGGTATTAATTACCATTTTGAGAACATGTTCGATACTCACAGAGTGTGAGGTACCGATCACGGTTTCTGATGGATACACAGAGTAGCTAAAGCCGGAGGTTGTCGCATAATTCTCAGAGATGACTCTCTGAGAACGATACGTTGTTGCTTTTCCATTACGACGTATCAAAAAGTTAACTCTTTTTGATATCCGTTCCGGAGCAAGCAACAAATCTCGTAGATCAGAGTAAGTCTGACGCCAACCGAATTGGTACGATAAGTACTCTTTCGGAATACGTAACCCCGTGGTCTTAAAGGAGTGAATTAACTCCAACACGTGATTAGGTATCTTTAAGGCTTCAGATAGAGCTCGTAACTTCAAGAGAGTATCACGCAATTGTATGATACTTCTTGGAATATCACGAAGCTCTACTATATTCCGGAAAAGTGTTGTAGCTTGTTTTTGAGCCGTAGTGGCTCTATACATGCTCAAGACGTTAGCTTGCATTGCTGCAAGCGCACGACCTTGCACTTCTCCTTGTATAGCATCTACATCTGATCGCGAGATATACGCAGCTGGGCCATTATCGGTATAGGAATAATGCTTCCAGAGGATATAGTAATATCCAGATGGATAGTCATTATACCATACCTTTTGGTCTTCATGAAAGCGAACGCCTCGAGGTGGTGAAGATGTTTGAGCTTTCCAGCTGGAAAACTCACCCATATCACTACCAGAAGGTCGATCGGATTTCGTGATATCCTCAGATCTATCAACTGTATGAAGTTGGGCAGGTTGCACAGCTTCATACGTATCATGTTGATAGAACCCTGCCATATTATACTTGTACGGCTCTTGCCCGACGTACTTATGATACGTCCACGATCGTGGACTAAGTACGGAAGACAAAAGCTTAGTACGAGTACGTACGACAGGAGAGATCCTCGTAGCTGAAACCTTAAAGTTACTTAACGGATCGATAGCGAAAGCTAAAGATCGAATTAAGTTATAAGGCATCAGTTTATAGAGGAATCCCTCGAGGCCAGTTGCGGACTGTCGACGGTTTTGACTAGAATACTCGTAGAACATACGAGGATCAAATCCGAAGGGTAGGCCTCTTGTGTCAACTTTTGGCACAGAAGCCATCTTTCGGCTTTTTCCAGTCATAACGTCCACCCTCCTGATGTGAATAGGCATATTTCTTGGGTAATTCCAAGAAATAAACGAGCTGATTCAGCTCGTGCTGACCCCGTGAGGGG